CTATCAATACCAAATTCTTTAACGCAAATTCTTGCTTTATCTAACAGCCATGAAATCGTTGGTGTTTCTTCTTTCATATCAACAAAGTAATAATGATCTTGAATAAATTTTAAAGCACCTATCATTTCATCATAAGATAATCTGTTTGGAAAAAATGCGTCAAATGGTTTTTCGCAATATTTTTCTATAAGTCGTTTTAAATTCATAGAAGCGGAATGTTCTGGCGAATAGCACATAAATTTAAATCCATGAATCTTACTTAATTGCATAGCCATATCAAAAGTCAAACTGCTCTTACCGCTATTTGGCACACCAGTAACAACTACAAACATTGGCTTGACTAAGTGAAATATCTCGTCTAAACAAGAATAGCCAACATCAAATTGTTTATGAGTTTTACCTTCGTATAAATCATTAACATCTTCATATAAATCTCTAGCTGTATATATACCTTCAAATTTGCTCATTGTTTTTCTCCATTATTACATTAACCAATTTTCTTTAAATTTTTCTTTAGTATCTTTTACATCTATTTCATCTGACCACCGACCAGCATTTAACCAGCTTGACGCATGTGCTATAAATTTATCGTCTGTATGTTTAACACTTTCGGCATATCTTTCCATAGCAATCATTAATTCTTCTTCTGTAACTTCTTTTGATTTTATCAACCTTTCATAAATACTTTTAGCTTTTTTCTTTCCAATCTTTCTCGGAACGACAGCCCACCAGCTTTCAAATTTTGATGTATATATATTATTAGTATTATTGATAGTATTGTGAGAAATATCTTCTCTAACCTTAAGAATATTTTTCTCATACCCTTTAGGAATATTTTTCTCATACTCCATATTTAATTTATATTTGTTATACCCATAGCTTTTATTTACTGCTCTATATTTTTCTATAAGATTTGCTTTTACTAGTTCTTGGATATGTTTGTTGACTGATCTTCTAGTAATCTGACACAGACCAGCCAAATGCTCTTGACTTGGATATGATACTCCATGTTCGTCTGCATAATTACATAGCATGAGTAAAACCAACTTACTTGTACTTGATGAGGTCGATTGACGGATTCCCCAAGCTAGAGCAGTAAAGCTCATTGATTGATCCCATAGAAATCATTTGGGCTAACTTTTCCATCAGTAAACTCATATATTTTTATCATTTCTTCTTTTCTCGGAATAACATCATTATATTTCCATTTGGTAACTGTGGATTCGCATATATCTAATTTCCTGGCGAATCTCGCAATACTAAGCTGTTCTTCCTTTAAAAAATCGTTGAATGTCATCTATATCTCCTTTTTGCATTATTTTGGTATGGTAATATTACCATATATATAAAATAAATCAAAACAATACTTGCATATACATTAATAATGTATATAATGATTAAGACTAAAAACTTAAATAGGAAAATAAAATGATAACAATAGTAAGAAAAAATGATAAACAGTTAGACTTAAAAGAAATGCAAAAAATAGTAGGTGGTCGTATTGAAAGACACCCAGAAAGAGTGCATATCAATAATTTGACATTTGAAGTCATTGTTAATGAAGAAGGCTTGATTGACAATTTACCAATAAATACAAAAATGAACGATTCTTTTGGTTTAACAATATTTGGAAACGCAATATTAATTGAAGGTGGTTTAAGATAAATTAACAGGGAGCTAGAAATAGCTCCCACATTTTATGGAGCAGACAATGAGCAAAAATGTTGGCATAGTAGCAAAAGGCATAATTCTTGATAATGCAATAGATGATATGATAAAAGAGTTATCTGCAACAAGTGTAATGGGTATATTTGGAACAATAGTAAGTGCAGAAATAATTTGGAAAGATTATCAGCATTACAGACCTTGCATTATCAATAGCTCAACTCTTTACAAGTACATTACCTTTAAATTTCAAACGAAAGAATCTGTGATGATAAATTGGCATGAATATAAAAACCAATTTGATGACAGAGCCATTCATGGATTTATTGATTATTGCATAATGCTATTCACAAATGATCCATTAATGAAAACAATTCCAGAAATAGAACAAAAATATATAAGCAAGAAACTTGAAGAAAGAATCCAAAAACTTAACAGGAGTATACAATAATGAGCAAACCAGATATAGATGAAATGATGAAGAATGAGCATACTGACGATTTTAACACTATGCACTTGCATGATTTTGTAAATGCAAGGCTTGAAATTCAAAAAGCAGAAATACCACAAAATGGACATAACAAACATCACAATTATAAATATACAGAATTAGAAGATATGATAAATGTTGTTGAGCCAATACTGTTAAAACATAATCTTATTTCTAATTTTACACAAGTATATGATGAAGAAACATTAGAGGGAACAGTATCAGCTAGAATAAAATTTAGAATGAGAATAACTCATGCAATTAACAGACAGTATTTTCAATCAGAAGTTTCTATTTATCATAATAGAGAGATTAAAAAAATTGGTGAACATATGACTTATGCTAGACGATATTTATATGAATCAATCTTGTTAATAAGAGGAACTCCAGATGTAGATTCTATTGATGACAACAAGGGAGATTTTTAATGGATATACAAAGCAGTATACTAAAAGATGAAGTCAAAGAATTAGAAGATGAAATGTCTGTTGCAGACTTAATAGACCATATATCATCTGATAATACTTTAATAGCTATTCAAATTGTGCTTGAAGAAATAGCATTAGAAAGAATTATTGATAGAACTCAAGAATTAAAAGAAATTGAAAAAAGAGGTAAAATATAATGGATAAGTACGAAAGTGAAATTTATGAAGGTAAATATCCACAAGCTAGTTCTGACCACCATGAAGATATAAATAAACATAATTTAAAATATGCAGATTCAGAATATCATCAATGGGAATTAGACCAACAAGAGCAAGATGAAAAGGGAGATTAAAATGTTATGTGAAGATATTACAATTGAGAAGATGGATAAATTTTTAGAAACAGTTGATGACAATGCTAATGCAATATTAAATGTATCTATTGATATTCATAAGACTTTAAAATTTCTTAAAACTTATGTAGAAGAAAATAAAAACTTATATATAGAAAATCATTATGAATGTATAGAACGAACCAATAAAAAACTTAATATGGAGAATAAAGATGGAAGATAAATCAATAAAAACAGCGACAGGTTATGAGATAAGAGAAAACTCTGGCAATTTATTTAAAAATGATTCTGACAATCCAAAAGCACCGTCTTATAAAGGACTTGTAAATATAGAGGGTGTTGGTTATCAGTTGGCACTTTGGAAAACTGAAAAAGGATATTTGAATGTTAAGTTTACTAAACATGAAATATCAGATGGTGGAAAAAGAGAAGATTACAAATATGAAAATTCAGAAAAATTAACTCCGCCACAAGTTAAAAAAACTATTGAAAAACTAGAAGATGAATTTAATGATGACATTCCTTTTTAATTATGTTTACATTGAATAATTGTAGTTTCCTAAAAGTCCTTGCTCCTAATGGTAAGGCATTTAAGTTCTCCCATCAGAAATGGTGGGAGTTTTTTAAGGAGAATCAATGGGCAAACTTAAACATTTAAATCAAGAATTTTTTACTGACAACATTGTCTACAATCAAAACCAAGATTCAGAATATGGAATTGTGCCATTTGAAATGCCAGAAAATTCTACTGATCTTGTTTTAAAAGAAGCTATGCAATATGGAGAAGAAGTCAAAACATCAACCACAGATAAAAATTTATCACATATGAGAAGTGTTGATTGCTGGAGATTAAATCAAAAAGATTCTATTACATCTGAACTTATAAGCCACGCATTAATAGATATTAATAAAACATTTAATTATAAATTATCTGGTATACAAGACATTCAATATTTGGAATACCATGAAGGCGGTAAATATGATTGGCACTCTGACATTGGTTCTGGTGTTGCAAGTATGAGAAAAATATCTATTAGCTGGGTTTTGAATAAAGGTTTTGTTGGTGGTGATTTACAATTTTTCGGAGATGGTGGAGAAATTGTTACTTATAATTCTACACCTCAAAAACTTGTATCATTTACGAGCTTTTTACCACATCAGATATCGCCTGTAACCAAAGGCATAAGGAAATGTATTGTGGCATGGGTGTTCGGTGAATCATGGAGATAAAATGACAACAATTAAAGACCAAGTTATATATGACAAGTGCAAAGAAAGAATCCAACAAGAGATAAATTCTACTTTGAAAATTATTAATGATTTGATGAATGAAGATGATCCAGACATTAAAAAATTATCTAACTATTTTATTATCTTGAGCAATCTTAATCAAAGTATTGGCTTACTAAATACTATCAAACCTTTAGAAAAAGAAGAATAATTTAAAAATAAATTTAAAATAAATTAAAATAATTTATATTTTATATATAAATCAATCACTTATAGCTGTATATTTTTACTATATATAATTGACATATATACCATTATTTTATATAATATTTTTATAGGTTGATAACAACTTATAAATTAAAACTTAAACAGGAGATAGGAAATGATTACAGGTTATTCAAAATTAGATAAAGAAATACAACAGCTTTTGCATAGATTAGAAGCTCGTTATTCTGGACACAGCTTACAAATGAAACTATATAAAAAGTGTGCATACAAAAATAAATTTTCTGCTAGAAAAATAATTTGCATAGCTTGGCTTACTGACCTTATAAGTGATAAAGAAGAAAAAAGATTAATGCAAATGAATTATCAGTTTGAGGAATTAAATAAATAAATTAACAGGGAGCAGAAATGCTCCCACTTACTAGGAGATACAATGAGCAATATTAAAAAATCAAAAAGTTGGATTAATGAATTGAAATTCAAATTAGTTGAAGTAGAAAAAACAAATTCATTTGGTTCTTATAATTTTAATGGTGGCATAGCTTCTTTTGCAGAAGCAAGAGGTTTAGATATTTATAAATTTGATGAACTTTATCAAGGCAAGATTAAAGAATATGCAAACCTTAAATTAGATGATGGTTATAGACTTGCTAATCCTATTACAGGAGAAATGCAAAAGTTTGGATTAAGTCATCAAGAATTTATAAAAATAAAATAGGAGCAATTATGAAAATTATTAAAAATACATCTGGGTATGATTCCAGAAAACTACAATCTTTATTTACTGCAATTCATAATGAGATTGCAAAAGATGAAGGCAGATTAAAACATTGGAATTATTTGTGGGTTGAAATACGAGCAAAGTCATATGGATATTCTGGGAGAGCTTATCTGGGTAAAGTAGGTGGAGTTGAGTGGGATATTTTTTTATCAGTCAGTCCTAATTTAACTTTTGAGAGTATATCTCAATTATTTGCACATGAGCTTTATCACTCTTATGGATTTAATCATCATCAATTTAAAAGTAACCCTCTTGATGAAAAACAAATGGCTCGTCTTAAAAAGAAATTTAAGATTGAAGATTTGCATAGAGTGGAAAAACCAAAAGTTAAAGTTGACCATGTAAAATTGAGATATGAAAACGCACAAAAGAAGTTAGCTGAATGGGAAAGCAAACAAAAAAGAACTAATAACTTAGTAAAGAAATGGAAGAAAAAAGTTGCGTATTATGAGAAAAAATATACTAATTAATAAATGGAGAAAACAATGAGCAAAGATATGAGTAATAAAGAAAGGTTTAAGCATTATGCAAATTTAAGAGTAAATAATACTTTGGTTTCATTAGAAAGATTAAGCTTATTAAGTAATACAAAAAGTTATGAATATACAGAAAAAGATATGGATAAACTTATAGATATTTTAGACGAAGCAGTTGATTCATGTAAAATAAAACTTAGATCACAAATTAATAATAAGGA